TTGATAATATAGAAACTTATACTAATAACAACTACTAGACTCTTATATTCTTAGCGATCTTATAGCAGTCTTATACTTAGACTAATCTCCATATCTCCATATTTAAAATAATACTAATTTTATATTATTGATTTATACTAATACATCTGTACTAATTATAGTCACGCTATATCTAGTGTCAATACATCTTAATAAATTGAAATATGAGGATTTCTTATATTACATATAAGCGTTACATAATGTTTTTTTCCTAACTTAATCTTCCTATACTTGATTCCATATGATAGGTAAGTTCGTCTACTAAGTATAAACATATCGTCCTTGAGATCCCTTGCTATCACTACGTTTTGCCCCTTTTTCGTTGTTGACTACCACACTTTTAATAATATGCAAGTTAATATTTAGTGATTGAAATAATATAAAAATATAAGTGTAATATTTGTTAACTAATTGTTAGTAACTGTTCGTTGCTATTTGTTATTCTAGTGTTCGTTTTCCACAGGTGTGGAAATCGTTAAGAAAGTGCAACTATCCAGTCATACCAAGGGGTTTGACACCTATTTGTTTATACTTCGTGCATCCATATTGCAGGTTGTGGAAAACGCAGTTGTTTTTTCTTAATTTATGTTGCGGTTCGCCCCCCTTGCGTTTAAAAACGACTAACTACCCTAACCTACAACGAACCCAAAAAGCGAGAGAGATAAAAAACCCGCCCAAATTTTTTTTACCCCAAGACCCCAACACAGATTCAGAATTTTATACATAACTCTGTATGGTTCAAAGGGATTCCCTATAAAGGTTCTGAGGCCCTCCAAAAATTTTCCCAGAATTTTTTTCTATAAAAACCCTGAACTCTATATAACTTTGACACAGATAATCATAAAGAAATGGAATTAACACTCGATCAGTATGAGAAAGATACACTCCTGGAAACAATCAAGTTTAGAATCGAAGAAGACGAGCACCTTGTAGTAAACACTTCACTCAAGCACGACCTGATAGACATACTCGATAAATTACAAGAAGACTATTAGAATGTAACTAAATATTAGTACTATACTCATTGCATGATTTGACTTGTAGTGGTATAATGTAAGTATAATTATTTCGGTTTTATGGCAAAAGGATTTACAGTAAAGGCAGACGTGCCGAAGAAAAAGGCAGCGTCTGTAGATGAGTTCAATATAGATAAAGCAAAAGAACTGATCAAAGGAAAGACAGTTGTATTTTGTTTACCAGGAAGAGGAGTATCATACATCTTCTTAAAAGCATTCGTTCAGTTATGCTTCGATCTTGTACAAAGCGGAGCACAGATACAGATATCACAAGACTACAGTTCAATGGTGAACTTCGCAAGATGTAAGTGTCTCGGTGCGAATGTCTTAAGAGGACCTGATCAGAAACCCTGGGATGGTAAGTTAAACTATGACTATCAGTTATGGATTGACAGTGACATTGTATTTGATACTGAGAAGTTCTACCGCCTTGTATGGATGGATAAGGATATTGCAGCAGGATGGTACTGTACTGAAGATGGAAAGACAACATCGATTGCACATTGGTTAGAGGAGGATGACTTCCGTAATAATGGCGGAGTGATGAATCATGAGACTATCGAAACTATGAGCAAGAGACGCAAACCTTTCACATGCGACTATACAGGATTCGGTTGGTTATTGATCAAGAATGGTGTATTTGAGAACGAAGGTCTTAAGTACCCGTGGTTTGCTCCAAAGATGCAAGTATTTGAATCTGGTGAGGTGCAGGATATGTGTGGTGAGGATGTCTCGTTCTGTCTCGATGCTATTGAAGCAGGTTTCGAGATCTGGTGTGACCCTAAGATTCGAGTGGGTCATGAGAAGACACGGATTATCTGATGTCTTATAGTGTAAAAATCGTCGTTAAAGTTTATTAAAAGGAGTGAATTCAGTATGGCAATGAGAAGTCTTACTAATCTAGAACAAATGGAAACAAAACCAAAGAAAACAAAGCAAGGGCGGGGTCAGCACACCAAGTACTCGGCAACGTCTCGCAATAAGGCAAAGAAAAGATACAGGGGTCAGGGTAAGAAATGAACTGCTGGTCTTGTAATTCCGAATTAATTTGGGGTGGAGATCACAACGGAGAAGATTATTGTAATGAAGAGTATGATATCGTTACCAATCTTTCTTGTCCTCAATGTGGGGCATTTGTTCTCGTGTACCACCAACCTACTAAGGTCAATAAATAAAAGAAAAAGTGTAAATTTGACATGCAAAACGATTTTTTAGACAATCTTGCCAACCACCAGTACCAAAAAATGCTGCGTGAGGTCACAAATGACGAGCAAATACCTAAGAAATCAGATAAAGTTGATAAAACGCTTATAGATATAAGTAAGGATACTACAATTTTGGATGTCAACCTTTACGACTAAGGTTTCTCGTGCATTTAAAGACATAAGTTTGTCTTTTAAGAAACATCCAGTTACGAATGATGTAACTGTTTTGAGAAACGAAGACGCAATCAAACGATCTGTCATTAATCTAACCCGAACTCGGATTAATGAGAGGTTTTTTAATGAGTTATTGGGTACATCAATTGGTGATGCACTGTTTGAAAGCATGGATTCTGGTCTTGAGGCAGCACTAGAGGAAGAAATTAGTACATTATTAAAGAATTATGAACCACGAATTGAGTTAAATAGTGTATACGTAATTGCAGATGAAGATAGTAACGCATTAAACGTTCAAATTGATTACAATATTGTCGGATTACCGATTCCGAGTCAATCTATAGAGTTCTTACTACAACCGACAAGGGTATAATGGCATTCAATCAGTTTACCAACTTAGATTTTCAAGATTTACGCACTCAAATTAAGGATTATTTGAGATCAAACTCGAATTTTACCGATTTTGACTTTGAAGGATCTAATTTTTCGGTACTAATTGATAATTTAGCGTATAATTCCTATATTACTGCCTATAATACCAACATGGCGGTCAATGAAGCGTTTATTGATAGTGCGACTGTAAGAGAAAACGTTGTATCACTTGCAAGAAACATCGGATATGTACCTAGATCAAAGAGATCAGCAGTTGCAAAGATAAGTTTTACGGTTGATACATCAAATATTGCAGCGAGATACGTTACATTGAATCCAGGGATAGTTGCACTAGGTAATATTCAGAACGGATCGTTCAAATTTTCAATTCCAGAGAAGATTACAGTCAGTCCTGCGAGTAATGGTGTTGCATCATTCCAAAATATCGAAATATATGAAGGAAACTACCTCACAAAAGAATTTCAAGTCATTAGTTCACAGTTAGATGCAAAATATATCCTACCAAATACCAACATAGATACAACATCTATACGAGTTTCTGTTACTGATGGAAGCACTGGGACAATTGAAGTGTATAATGCATACGAAAACATATTCCAGGTCAATTCAGAGTCTCGACTTTTTCTTATACAAGAGGTTTCAGATGAAAAGTATCAAATTCTCTTCGGTGATGGTGTCCTCGGCAAGAAACCACCAAATGGTAGCACTATTAAAGTTTCTTATATTGTTACTAACGGGACAGATGGTAATGGTGCAAGTAATTTTAACTTCGCAGGGAATCTAAGTTACCCAAGAAGAGTAGGAGATACCATATCAGACACTGCAGTTACAAGTAATATATCCCTTCTAACGGTTCCACAAGCGTCTGAGAATGGTGATAATATTGAACCCGTTGATAATGTCAAGTACCTTGCTCCAAGGGTATATGCGTCCCAATATCGAGCAGTTACCGCAAATGATTATATTGGACTAGTTCCTTCTGTTTATCCAAACATTGATTCTGTCAGTGCATATGGTGGAGAAGAACTTGATCCTCCTCAGTATGGTAAGGTTTTCATTACCGTCAAACCAAAAACAGGTGAAGTATTGTCTAGTACTGCAAAGAGTGCGATAGCAGCAGGATTAAAACAATATACAGTTGCAGGAATACAACAAGAATTTCTTGATTTAAAGTTTTTATATGTTGAATATGACTCTACGGTATCATATAATCCTGGTTTTGTGACAACAAAAGAAGATTTATCATCTCGTATATTCAAATCAATTGAAACCTATTCTAAGTCTCCTGATATTAACTCATTTGGAGGTAGACTTAAGTATAGTAAATTATTATCTGTAATTGATAAAGTGGATACTGCAATTACATCAAACATAACTGTTCTTAAGATGAGAAGAGATATGGTTCCTGCATATGGACAACTTGCAAACTATGAGTTATGTTATGCAAATCAATTCCATGCTGATTTAGAAGGATTTAACATAAGATCTACATCATTCAAAATTGCAGGAGTTGATGGAGATGTATTCTTAACAGACTTGCCAAACTCCGATGGATTAACAGGTGTTGTTAGGTTCTTTACTCTTGTTGACGATGTTCCTAATTTTATTAACAACAATGCAGGTACAGTAGACTATGTAAAAGGTGAAATTATTCTATTTGCAGTTAATATTTCATCTTCAAGTGTTACAAACAAAATTGAAATTGAGGTAATACCAGAGTCAAATGATATTATCGCAAAACAGAACCTTTATATCGTCCTAGATACTACTAGCGGAAGTAAATTAACACTTTTAGAAGATACTGTATCTTCAGGTTCAGATA